GGGTCGCCATCGCGCCGGCCACTTTCTTCAGGTTGGCAAACTGCCCGACCCAGAAAAACTCATCAAAGTACAGGTTGCCGGTATATGACTGTGCGGTAGCAGCAGACGTACCGAGAAAGTGAAGCTCTGCACCGTTAAACAGCTGGATCATGTCGCCGCCTTTCAGCTCGACGTCCACCTCTTCCGCTGCCGAACGAATGAAGCTGCGGAACTGGTACGCCTGGCGACGGCTCGCTGATAAAAAGATCTGGTTACGCTGATGTTTGTACTTCACTTCATCAGACAAGGCACGCAACAGTGCTTCGCGGGCAAAGTACCAGGTCGCACCAATCTGACGGCTTTTCAGGATGGCGCGGTTACGGTGGTGATGGTTTTCAAACCAGCCCTGCTGATGCCAGTGCAACGAATCGATGATGTTGGCGCGCAGTGCGGCGATCTGCGTTTCTGAAAAGAAGTTTTGCTTCTTGCGGATCTTTTTCTTCGGTTGCGTCGCTGGCGTTCCGTTGTCCAGCTTCTTCAGCTGACGCGTGAGCAGGTCAATTTCCTTGAAGTCGCCGCCGGTCTTTTTGTCCTTGCCGGTGAGCTGGACGAGCCGGGCGTCAATGGACGTCGTGACCCGCTGCACAGGCGGCGTGTTGTCCCACTCGTCACGCTTTTTCCATGAGTAAATCGTGTTCTGATTGATACCCATCAGGCGTGCGATCTCCGCTGGCGGGTATCCCTGCCAGTAGAGCTGCCGCGCCCGGTGCATGATGAATGCTTCTTCAATCGCCATTTGTCCTCCTCGCTTCCTGCCGGGGAGATTAACCCGCGCGCGCGTGCCCTTTCGCCCGCTTTTGGTTGTGGCAATACCCTCACAACAACAACGCGTTGAGCGCGTACGCCAGCCCCTGCCATCATCACCGGGAACTCAACCAGATGAGCAAAAGAACATGGCTAATCAGGCAACCACACGTAAGAAATTCAAGGTGATGACCTCCGGCACAACAGTCGATGGGCGTAATGTCACCCGCGCGCAGATTCACGCAATGGCGGCGGCATACAACCCGTCCGTCTATGGTGCTCGCGTCAACATCGAGCACTATCTCTCACCATTCCCTGACAGTGTATTCAGTGCGATGGGGGATGTTGTTGCTCTGTCCGCTGAGGATATCAACGAAGGCCCGCTGGCTGGTGAAGCACACCTTTTCGCGGAGATCGAACCCACTCAGCGCATGAAGGACATGCTTGCCGACGGCAAGAAAATCTACTCCAGTACTGAAATGCACCCCAACTTTCCCCTGACGAAAGGCCCGTACCTCATGGGGCTGGCGATGACCGACACTCCGGCAAGCCTGGGCACCGACAAACTGAAATTCACCGCTGAAAAGCGCGCAGAGATCATGCGATTCAGCTCGCAGGATGCAGAAGTCACCATGTTTACCCCTTCTTTTGAGGCTGAACTGGTGCAGGAAAATCAGAGCCGAAATGATTCGGGTAAGGAATGGTTCTCCCGCGTAATGGGCATTCTCGGCAAAGGGCAGAAAACCGACGATCAGCGCTTCAGTCAGGTGCATCAGGCCGTTGAGGCGGTGGCGCAATCTCAGGTTGATCTTGGCGAGCAGTTCAGTACTGCCGAACAGGAACGCCAGCAGGACAAGGCCACCATCCAGAAACTGACCACTGACCTGGCCGCACTGCGCCAGCAGCTTGAAGGGACGGATGGCAATTTCAGCCAGCGCCCGGCAGCCGGCGGTGGCGATAACGCGCAGCTCGCTGACTACTGATATCCATAACGAGAGATCCCGCACATGAGAAACCCTACCCGTAAGCTGTTTGACAGCTACGTTGCCCGCCAGGCACAGCTTAACGGCGTCAGCGCCGCTGCCGTTGCGGCACAGTTCAGCGTTGACCCGACTGTACAGCAGCGCCTTGAAGCGGCCGCTCAGCAGGATGATGCCTTTCTGAAGCTGATTAACGTCTTTGGCGTGGAAGAGCAGATCGGCCAGAAAATCCTGATCGGCAGCAAAGGCCCGCTGGCGGGCGTCAACAACAGCACCACCAACCGCCGCAATCCCGGCGCTAACGACAAGATGGATCCGTACAACTATCTGTGCCGTAAAACCAACTACGACTACGCCGTCAGCTACGCGCAAATGGATGCGTGGGCGCATCAGCCGAACTTCCAGCCGCTTATCAGCTCGGCAATGGCCCGTCAGATGTCGCTTGACCGCATCATGATCGGCTTTAACGGTACCAGCTACGCCGACCCGTCAGACCGCGCAGCGAATCCGCTGTTGCAGGATTGCGGCATCGGCTGGCTGCAAAAAATTCGTAATGAAGCTGCACACCGTCGCATTACCGGCGTGACGATCACCTCGCGTGACCAGAACAACGCCATTGTCGCCCAGGGCACCTATGGCAACGTAGCGGCGGCGGTCTATGACGCTAAAAACAGCCTCATGGACGAATGGCATAAGCGCAACCCTGACAACGTGGTGATTTTGTCCGGCGATCTGCTGACAACCAGCAATTTCCCGACCATCAACGCCATGAGTCAGACCAACCCGAACACCGAAATGCTGGCCGGTCAGCTGATTGTGGCGCAGGAACGCGTAGGCAATATGCCGACATTCATCGCGCCGTACATGCCGGGTAACGCGATCCTCATCACGCCGTTTAAAAACCTCTCGATCTACTACCAGCGCGGCGGCCTGCGACGGACGATCAAAGAAGAGCCGGAATACAACCGCGTGGCAACGTATCAGTCCTCTAACGATGACTTCATTGTTGAGGATTACGGCGCGGTGGCCTTTATCGACGGCATCACCTTCGCTGAAAAAGCCGAAGGCGGCGAGTAACCGTGCACAGGGCGGGCTGCGGCCCGCCGTTATTCGGGGAAGAGATAATGCTGACACCGGCACAAAAACATTTTCAGAAGGTCATGGCTGAGCGCCATGGCAAAACCGACGATCTTTCGGATACAGCCAGAACGGCGCACGAGCAAATCATGCACCGGCTGCGCATGGATCAGAGTGCATTGAAGCGAGTGCAGTCTGACCAGGCGAAAGCGGCCATGAAACGGCAGTTGCTGCCGCATTACGAGGGCTGGATCGAGGGCACGCTCGACGGCGACAGTGGCCGACAGGATGAGGTGATTGTCACCCTGATGGTCTGGGCGATTGATGCCGGTGATTACGCGCTGGCCGCCCGCATTGGTCGCTACATCGTCACGCACGGCCTGCTGATGCCTGACCGCTTCAACCGTACCGCCGCTACCGTTCTGGTCGATGAGATTTGCGATCCGATTCTGGTGCAGGTCAAGGCAGACGATACCACCGACGTCACGCCATATCTGGCGGTACTCGATGAAGTGGCGGAGTTCACCGCCGACAGTGATATGCCCGACGTGGTTCGCGCCAAGCTCTGCAAGGTGCGCGCCTTTGCGCTGCGTAACGGCACAACTGAAGAACAGACGACCGCGCTGGAGTTGTTGCGCCAGGCGCTGACGCTTGATGCGGGCGCCGGGGTGAAAAAAGAGATCGACCGGCTGGCTCGTGTGGTGAAAAAAGCCGCCGCGCAGACAGGCGCCGACGGGGCTGAGAGCACCGATGGTTCCGATGGCACTGGCGATGCTGACGGAGGCACCGCAGCGGACAGCGCGGGTGCGGGAGACGCTGCAGTATCGTCAAATCCGGCGGTGGCGGCCAGCGCCACAGCGACGAAAGCCACCCGCAAAAGCCCAACCCGTAAGACGGCAGCGCGCAAAACAACAGCGAAAAAAACGCCTGCCGCCAAAAAATAACCGACTTGCGCCCCGTGCGCTGGCGGCGCGGGCGGAGATCTGCAACGCATGGCGTTTGCTTTTCTCCGTCCGCTCACCGCCACCCATTCAGGAGATGACGCGATGAGCCTTGTAGCCGGTCGCACTGTTATCCCCTCTTCGGAGGATGTACCAGACACTGACGATGGTGGCGAGAAAGTCACTGCCGGAACGTTCTGGCCGGAAATTGCCCTGAGCGATGTGCGCATGGAGATGCGCATCAATGGCGCGGTGACGACTTCGCGCCTCAAACAAGCCGTTATCGAAGGTGTATCCCACACCCTCGATCAACTGGCTGACTGGCAGTCCATCCAGCTGGCGGCGGGGTATACCCGACTGGCTGATGTGCCGGCGGTCGAGGTGAACGGAGAAAGTGTGAAGGTGCACCGTTTCAGGCGGGCGGTATTCAGCATTGCTCGCGCGCACATTCTCGGCACGAACCGGGACGTGGACACCACCGGCGACGCTGGTGAAAAACGCGCCGTTGCGCTGGCGTCGCAAGCCGATGATATGTGGCGCGATGCACGCTGGGCGATCTCCGATATTCGCGGCACTGTGCGCAACACTGCGGAGGCGTTCTGATGAAAGTGCAGGCTTTGCAGGGCGATACCGTGGATTTGCTGTGCCAGCGTCATTACGGCACTACTCAGGGCGTAACCGAGATCGTGCTTGCTGCTAACAAAGCGCTGGCCGGTCAGCTCTTCCTTGAGGCAGGGCAGGTGGTGGAGTTACCAGAAATCAGCGCCACGGCGACGAAGGAGACCGTACAGCTATGGAGCTGATTAATCGTATCTGGAATGGCGTGACGTACTCCTGGTCAACATTGCTGACGGGCGTCGGTGTCATGACGCAAAAGGACTGGCTTACCGCTATTGGCATCCTGATTGGTATCGCTGCCGCCGCGCTGGGTGAGTTGCATCGCCGCCGCATGGCGCGCATTCACGAAACCAATAATGCGTTACTGAACGAACTGATCGACGCGATTCGCGACGACACCGAGAACCGCCAGGACGTTAAAGAGCTGATCCGCACCATCCGGGAGGCGCCGCGATGAAAAAACGCATTATTGCCTGCTCAACCGCCGCGATCATTTCTCTGGCCGCCACGCTGTGGCCGCAGGCGCTGCGAACCAGCCCGGAAGCACAGCTAAAGATGGCGAAGTATGAGGACTGTCGCAAAACCCCGTACTACTGTCCGGCGGGCGTGCTGACAGTGGGCATCGGCTCCACCTCAAAGGTGGAGAACCGTGAATACGCCGAGGGCGAGATTGCCGAACGCTGGTTTAACGATCTTTTGCGCGCCGAGAAATGCGTTAACCGTGAATTTAACGGCGCTGCTGCACCGCAGAAAGTCTTTGAGAGCATGACCGACGGCACCTTTAACGTCGGCTGTACCGGGCTGGGCTGGTACACCAACGCCAAAGGCCAGAAGGTGAGAACCACTCTCTGGCGCCACGCGCAGGCCGGTAACTGGAAGGGCGTTTGCGAACGGCTGACGGACTTTGTGAACTCTGGCGGCAAGCGCCTGCAGGGGCTGGTCAACCGCAGGGAAGAATTCAAAGCGTGGTGCTTATCCGACCCGGCACTGAAGGGGGCGAAATGAAAGCGATAGCCATTCTTGCCATCGTGATGTTTGTCCTGCTGATTGCCGCAGTCAGTGGATTTGCCTGGCAAAGCCATAAGCGTGAACGGGCAGAGCAATCATTGAACAGCACCCGGGAAGAACTAAAACAAACCGGCGATGTACTGGCCGAGGTCAGGGCGCTGCGCCGGGACGTCAGCCAGGTAGAGGCCGGGCTAAAAGCACTCAGTCAGCAACGAAACGCAACAGGAGAACACCGACGTGAAAACATCAAAACCGCACTGGCCGGTAACGACTGCGCCGTTGCTCCTGTGCCTGTTGCTGGCGCTGACAGCCTGTACCAGCGAGCCGAAGAAGTCAGCGCCGCAGATTATTCAGGAGCCTTTACCGGAAAGCCTGACGGCAAAAACTGACGTTCCGCCACCACCGGTCAGGCCGATGACGTGGGGCGGGCTTGCCGTCTGGACAGATTCATTACTTGACGCGCTGGATACCTGCAACGCCGACAAGGCGGGCATTCGTGAACTGGAACTGCGGCGTATCGCCAGGGGGATAAAGTGAAAAAAGCTGAACTGCTGCGCGCCGCGCTGATTGCCGGCAATGCCTGGTGCAAAGCCAACCCGGAACAAATCACGGTCTGGGTGGAAAAAGGTCATATCCAGATCGAAGCGACCGGCGAAGCGTCGTTCATGTACCACTACACCATTCAGGTGCTGGCGATGGATTTTCCCGGCCAGATTGACGATCTCATGCTGCCGTTGCTGGCGTGGGTGTGGCAGCAACAGCCGGATCTGCTGCTGAATCCCGACAATAACCGCAAGGTGGAATTTGACGCCGATATCGTCAATGACGACGTCGCCGACATTCTGTTTAAGGTGCCGGTCTGGGAGCGCGTCATAGTGACAAA